GATGAAGAAATTATTCCAAACCCAAGTAATGTTGGTTCAAACTTACCAGGAACACCAAGTTTTCTTGATACAGCATTTGATCCAGCAAATTTTTTAAATACAGAAACTTATGGTCAATGTCCGACCAATACAACATTAACAATTAGATATTCATATGGTGGTGGAATTGATGATAACGTATCATCAAATCAAATTCAAAATATTAGTTTGATTAATTCTGAAGTTGATGCTTCGACCATTAATCAAACAACAGCAATTTTACGAACTCAAACTCAAAATTCTGTAGCATTAACAAATCCAGAACCGGCAACTGGAGGGAGTGGGGCAGAAACACTTGAAAACGTGAAAGTGAATGCACTTGCATATTTTCAAGCACAAAGTAGGGCAGTAACAAAAGATGATTATATAACTCGTGTTTATTCGTTACCACCTAAATATGGTAACATAGCAAAAGTTTATATTATACAAGATGAACAGGTTGCTTCAGTGGATCAAAATACAGGTGATATTAATTATCAACCCAACCCATTGGCATTAAATATGTATTGTTTAGGATATGATAGTAATAAAAAGTTAGTTGGATTAAATGAAGCTGTTAAAAGAAATATAAAAACTTATTTAAGTCAATATAGAATAATGACTGATGCAGTTCAAATTAAAAACGCATGGATAATTAATATTGCAATCAGGTTTGCAATTTTTACTAAAAAAGGATTTAATAAAAATGAAGTATTGTTTAAATGTACTGATGCACTTAAAACATATTTTAAAATAGATAAATGGCAAATAAATCAACCAATAATTTTATCTGATATAGTTTCTGAATTATTATCTATTGAGGGAGTTGCTACTGTAGTTGAACCGTCAGGTCAAACAACAGAAATTAAACAATTAATTGTAATTAAGAACTTGTGGGATCCAAGTCTTGGTTATTCTGGTAATATATATAATATTTCAGATTCAATTATTGATAGTGTACTTTATCCATCAGTAGATCCAGCAGTATTTGAAATTAAATATCCTGATACAAACATTATGGGTAGAGTAGTGGGAGACATCTAATGCATTATTTTGAATACGCAACAAAAGATACAACATTATATGAAGTAAGTGCAAGTATGAATACTGGTCTTGATGAGATTCTTGAAATAAGAAAAGATATGAATAAGGAGGGTTCAGTAATAAATGTTTCTCGTGCCTTAATTAAATTTGATTTGACTTATATTTCTAAATCTGTCGCAAGTAGTCTTATAACAAGTCCTACATATTATTTGAATTTATATGATGCCAATTCAACACAATTAAATATATCACAAACATTATATGGATATCCAGTTAGTCAATCTTGGACGAATGGATCTGGAAAGTATTTATATTTTCCAACAGTTGATGATGGGGCAAGTTGGAAATATAGAGATGGTGATCCAAATGTAACTCCTTGGTATGGAAGTTATTCTACATTACAAGGTAATACTTTTGCAAGTGGAACTTTAACAATATCAAATGGAGATTTTGATAATCAAGAAGTTACTATTGGAGGAGTTGATTTTGTATTTGTAAGTGGTTCAACATCTGTATTTGATAATAGTTCAACAGAAATATTTGTAACATCAGGTTCAACAACTGGTAGTTCTATGAATAATTTGCGAAATACTATTAATAACACAGCAAGTGCTTCCCTACATGGATTACCAATTTCAGCAAGCTTATCTGGAAGTGATTCTTCTAATTGGACTTATTTAATTTTATCTGGAAGTGCAAAAGGAATTTCATCTAATTTAACTGCAGCTTCATCTTCAGGATTATTTGTATTTAATGGAAGTAGTGCGTATGCCGTAGAAGGTGGAACGGATACAACATCAACATTATCTGGAGGTGGTGGAACTTGGTATAGTGGTTCAACAGGACAATATAGTTTAGAAGCTTCTCAATCTTTCAACCATGAACCATCAGATTTAAGAATGGATATAACTGGAATTGTAAATAATTGGATTTATAGTGGTTCTAATTATCCAAATGAAGGATTTATGTTAAAAAGAAGTGGTAGTCTTGGAAATAGTGATCCGAATGTAGAAGAAGGAAATACTACTCAGTATGGAAACTTTATATTCTTTGGTAGAGATACACATACAGTTTATCAACCAAAGTTAGAAGTAGTTTGGAACGATTCTAAATGGGCAACAGGTTCATTATCAGCACTTTCTAATACTGAGGTTGAAGATATGGTTCTTTATATGAGAGGATTTCGTCCAGAATATAAAGAAACTTCAAAAGTAAAATTTAGAGTAGTTGGTAGAGCAAGATATCCTGAAAAAACATATGTAACAAGTGGATATAGTACAGGATATACAACAGCTAAATATCTACCAAGTGGAAGTACATATTATCAAATTAAAGATGCTTATACAGAAGATGTTATTGTACCATTTGGAAGTGGTTCAATTGTAAGTTGTGATTCAACAGGAAATTATTTTAATTTGTGGATGAATGGATTACAGTCTGAAAGATTTTATAGAATAAATTATAAGGTGGTAAGTGGTAGTGGGACTGCTGATGAAACCATTCAATATTTTGATGAAAAACATTCCTTTAAAGTAGTGAGATAAAAAATGCCATATACAGAAACAGCTCTTCAAAATCTTGAGTTTTATCAAGAGATGATTCGAGAAGATGAGGCTAAATACTTAAAACTTATACAAGAAAAGATTGAAGCTTGGGATGGTGGTGGCATTTTGCGTGATAATAGTGGGACTATTATTTTGTTTGAAAATATAATTTCGGGTGAAGGAACTGATGGAACAAGTTATAGTGTAGGAGGTTTACATACTCTTATTTGGGAACTTGGATACTTTATGTATGAGGATGATGAAGAAGAACTTAATAAAATAATCGATAGAGAATTTACGGAACTCTAATGCCAAAGAAAAAATTTTTAGTAACCGATCCAATAACTGGAAAATTATCAAGATTAAAAGCAAAAGATTTGCCTTTAGTAGGAGTAGATGGCTTAGATGAAGGTGATCCTGTAGCTCCATTTGGTGATCTTGAATCAGATTTAATTGAATATGTTCTTTATACACTTGAAGAAGATTATATAGCTTCAGGTGAAATTAGATATCCATTACCAGAAAGTTTAGATGTAGGTCAATATGTTAGAAATCTTGGTTATAATCGCGGAACTTATAAAATTGTATTTAATTTTTTAAGAGAGATTGGTGGTTCTACTAATGATGTTTTAGTTAAAAAATCAGACAAAAGTATCTATACTGGTGAATATATAATAGATACGAATGGTAAGATACTTGCCGCATCATATGGTATGGAGCCCAAACCCGATATTTTGTTACCAATTCTTGATGATGAAGGAAACGAAATAGAACTTATAGTTGCAGAAAATAAATATTGGATTCAAGAGGTATCACCGTCACGAACAGAAATACGACTTCGACCAAATCCGGCAATAGATGATCCCACTTATTATGAGCAATTCAGATTATTAGGATATACCTGTTTATCTTATTCTGATATTAGTGGTGAATCTCATATAACATTTGTTGGTGATACTCAAAAAAATGCAAAAATAAATATTCCTGATGGCCAGCCTAATATTACATTAAACGAATTAATGATAGGTGGAACTCTTATCATAAGAGATGCTTTTATTGTTGGATGGGATGATATACCAGAACAATTATCAAGATATGGTCCTGTTGTTGAAACGGAACAATTTCCTATTGATAAAAATTTAGTAACTAATGGACATTTTAAAGATGGAAATGGTGTCGTTGAAAACTTTATTCCTGATACAGATATAAATCATGAAATAGTAGAGTTTGATAATCCTGGTCATAGTACGCGGGTTTTAGAAACTACAAATATTAATGTTGGGGCGGTTTATTCGGATAATAATTATTGTATAGAGTTAGATGGAATAACTGGTGAAACTTATGTAATGAGTTGCTGGATACATTGGACAGTCGATTGGCCAACAGATAATAGGGGGTTATTTGGAACTTCGGTAGATGCATCTACTGGGTGGGAAAGTGATTCTCCAGTTGAAACTAAAATAGTAAATGGTAACAGATGGTATAGACATTATAAAAGAATAACACCAAGTGATGATACAGAAGGAAATATAAAATGGAATTTGGGCAAAACGATTCCTATTATTCCCATTATTGGATCAGGTGGAGGAAGCTTCCCAGTTGATTGTAAACGTTATATTACAGATATTCAATATGAGGAAGGATCTACTGTATCATTTCCAACTCCTTATATGGAATTTCCAAGAACTGAAGAAACTGACGTTCCCGTTACTGGACTTATTACATTTACAGATGAAGATACAGTAAAAGCTACACTTTCTGACGGTGATGGGTTTGTTGAGGAAATGGTATCTGATGGTGGGGATAGAGGAAGTGGTAGAATAACCATTAAAAATGCAGTTGTTATTGATGAAGAACATAATAGCCAAACAAAAAGAACTATTGTAGATAATATTCCAGTAGAAAATACAGATAATTCTATTATTAGAGAAGGTGGTTATGAAACAGAATTTCATCAAAGTCCATTTCATGGTTCTACTTCAACTGATTCTGATGAATTAAGTATAACATTAAAGACAAAGGAAGAATATCATTTATATCACATGAAGGCTTCTGGTTCTGATTTTGATCCAATTTTTGTTGGAAAATATGAAGTACCAGAAGAAGTAAGAGAAATTGATGAATTAACATTATCTAATCAAAATGGTATGCAAATTCGTATGAGAGAAGATGGTGGTACAGACGGAGAAGAAGGAAAGTTTCATTATACTAAAAGTCCATATCACGGAGATTCTTCAGGGATTTCTAGTAAATTAAGAATACGACTTCAAGTTGATAATAAATTTATTCTTTATCATGTAGTTGACGGTGAAGAAACAGAAATAGCAGTACAAAATAAGTCATGGGAGAAACAATCATATTATACTATTGAAAATTTTGCAGCAAATGATAAATTAAAGATTTATGCTGAAGAAACGTATGGTTCAAAAGCCGCAATTATTGTTAAAATATGGTACAGAGGAGCTCAATATAAAACAGGAGATTCAAATACTACGTATGAAAGTTCAGATCAATTAAATACTGATGAAACATTAAATCCAGGAATTTGGAATGTAGTTCGAAGTAGTATAGATAGTGATGCATCAGTTAATAGTCCAGGGGCATGGGGTGAAATTACAGGACATTCGTTGAGAGATAGAGATCATGTTGATTTTGAAGATTGTAAACCAATTTGGGGAGATGGTAGTCCAATTGGTAATAGTGATATTGATTGGGAATGGATGCCTGCTTTAGAAATAAGGGAATATATTTGGAAATATCCAGATCCATCTTTAGGTGCAGATGCAATATATCCAGTAGGATGGAGTCCTGGATATTCATCATATAATTGGGGTTCAACAAGTGGAACAGGAGCTGAATATCCATATTGGAGAACTCAGTGGGTAGGATACCATGCAAAATGGACACGAGAAGGTCGAAGTGGTGGAAATACCATGAAATTTATAGACCAAAATTCAATGTTTCAAAATCCAAATCATCCAGGATATACAGGTAAAATATTCAATACTAATGCGGATGGAACTATTGGTGATAGAAGGCCAGATCTTACCGTAGAACATGCTTATAAGGGGTGGGATGGAGAATCGCAGAGTGACAGATACCCGTATGCCACAGGGGGGTCATTACGAGGACGACTATTGTTCATAGATCAGTGGTTTCCAATAACTTTAGCAGCCCAAGGAATACAGCCTGGTGATACAATTAAAGTTTCATGGTGGCAGAAATCAGAAGTTCTTGAAAAAGGAGCCCATGTTGCTTTAAGATGGTGGAGAAATGATTGGGAAGGTTTATATGATGCTGGGAGCACAATAAGTGCTGGTGCTGTAGCAGCAGGAGCAACAACCGAAGCTGAAAAGAAGGAATACGAGTATAATAATAGCTCTTTTTGGTCAAAATATACCTGGTCGGGTGAAGGCGAAACTTTGAGTAGTAGACGAGTTACTGTTGCGGAAGCCGGTGTATGGGAAAAGGCAGAATATACTTTTAAAGTAGATCCAAAGTGGGATTTATCAAAAACAACCCATTTTAATCTTTACGAAGATAAAGTGGTGCATTGTTTGATTCGTGTTTATGGTCAACATGGTCCTAATGAAGGAATATTGTGGGTAGAGGATTTAAAACTTACATTTGTTGATCAGGATGTTCAACCAGAAGTTGATATGGTATGGACAGTTGATAATTTTCAACCTGAAGATAAATTAAAAGTAAATGCCAATAAAAAAGTAGGACCACCTCCAGATAATGCAGTTTTTGATGAAGCAGGATATGGATTTATTTCAAAAGTAGACTATAAAGGAGCGGTATATAAAACCGGTGATCCCGATGTTGATCACTATACGGATAGTGAAACAAACACACTTCAAACTGTTCAATTACCAGGAACTTGGAAACTTGATGGGGGAGGAGCTATTGCGAACAAGGGAAACCCCGAAATAAATGAAGGTGTACCACCAGCTTTAGAAAAATCAGAATGGCTCTGGCCAGTACCAGATGATATTGAAGGTGAAGTTTCCACAGCAATATTTACTTGGACACCAAACGATAATATTGTTAATCATATATGGAATTATCCAGATCCAAATTTACGAACTGATGCAGTTTGGCCTGATGATTGGAGTAATGGGTTTTATAATTTTAATCCAGACGATAATAGTGGTATAAATTGGCATACAGGATGGGTAGGACATCACGCCAAGTTTGTTCAAAATGAAGGCCGAGATGATGAAACTTGTATGAAATTTATTGATCAAAATTCTATATTTACTTCTCCGAATCATGGAAGTTATACCTCCGACACTTCCGGTCCTTACTCCTATTTTCCTTCTTGGGAAGGAGATGATGGGGCAGGGACATCTGCTAATGCTAATCAAGATGATGTAGAAAGTTTAATCCATCGACCAATGTGGCTTTCACAAGTTTTACCACACACTCAAGAGGCCCAAGGATTAGAAGTTGGTAATAAAATTAGAATTTCGTGGAGACAAAAATCAGACACGATAGGTAAAGGTGCACAAGTTGGATTACTTCATTATTCCAAAATTATTCTTCATCCCACAACGGGTGAACCAGCTATACATTGGGGGGATCAAATAGGAGTAAATTATCCAGCACCCACAGGTGAAGAAGCTGTTTGGTTAGAACCTACAGATTATGATTGGTTAAATTATATTCCTGTTACAATGGCAGGTGAATGGGAAAATGTTAGTTATGATGTTGTGATTACGGAAGATTATGATCTTTATAGTCCATCAATTCTTTATGTACATGGTAATTATGGTCCTGAAGGAATATTATGGGTAGAAAATTTACGAGTTGATATAGTTCTTGATACTGAAACAATAACAAAGACTCCTATATTTGGAGATTTAATTGGAGAAATTGCAAGTATTGATGTTGATGGAAATACAATTACTTTAACGGATACTTATGAAAATTTAGCACTGGTTCCTAATAAATCGAATCCAAACGGTGGTTATGAGCCTGATAATGATGCAAATATACGGTCATGGAGTACATTTACTAATTTTTATGTTGATTATACTTCATCACTTTTTGCTGAAACGCCGATATTTGGGTCATTAAGAGGAGAAATTGATAGTGTAAGTGGTGATACTATTACTCTTGTAAAGTCTTGGGGTGAACTTGCAGACGAAAGCGGCCATAATCCAGATGAGAGATATCCACTTACCTTATCTGATATGCAAACATGGCCCGATGATAATCCAAATGGATTTGAAAAATGGTTTATTCAATACCCGATAGATGAAACTGTAAATTTGAGTAAATTAGTTAGACAAGGATCAAATGATTTTAATTTAATAAATAATTTTAAAGTTGACCAAACAGCTTATCCAGAATATCCATATTCACTTGTATATAAATTATACGAACCACTTTCAGATATAGTTCAGGAACATAATTTTATTAATATAGTTAGGGAAATGATTCCTCCAATAGAAGAAACTTGTACATTAGTTCCTTTTATAGAAGAGTGGATAAGTGATATTGTTTTAATTCCCCCTCAACCATTTGATGTTAATAGTCCAATAGGAACAAGACAAACTGAATTTAAAAGTTATGAAAATTTAACAACAACCGATGATGAACTTAGAAAGAGATTAGAAGATGAAGTTTTAAGTGGTAGTTTAAGTTCAGATATTAATATAGATCATTCTCAATTTTCAAATTTTGTTCGGTTTGGCTCAGTAGAGAAACGAGTTAGAAATTTTAAATATAAGTTAGATTTAATAGAACAATATACTGATAGAAGTGCTTCTTTGTCTGGTACAAGTGGGTCATCAGCTGGCATAACAGGTATAATGCCTGATCCAGTAGCAGGTTCTTATATAAGTGTTTCGGGGTCAAGTGGTTTAAATCCGCCATATCAATCAATTAGTGGTTCAGCATTACAAATAGACTATTGGGAAAAACAACGCCGTGAACAGATTAATTCATTTGATACTTTTGAAAAATATATGTTTAAACAAAGTTCATCGTATTCAAGTGAATCTATTGGTATATTTAATGATAATGCGTGGCCAAAAATATCTGGGTCAGGAAAATATTCAGATCCATACGTTCTTGCAAGAACTACACAATCGATAGCAACCAATTGGTATGCTGATCAATTAACTTCTGCATCAGTTTATGACAGAGTGAATGTAAATAGATTAAGAAGACATCTTCCAGAATTTATTATAGATGATACTGCAAATACGGTATTTCTTAATTTTGTAGATATGATTGGACATTATTTTGATGATATTTGGACATTTATTAAGGCAATGACAGATATTCATGATAAAAGAGATAGTCTTTCAGAAGGTATAGCAAAAGATTTATTAAAACCTATAGCACAATCTCTCGGTTGGGAGCTTCATGACGGAAAAGATTTAGTATCATTACCGAGGTATATATTTGGAATGGAACAAACTGGATCTGAAAAGCCATGGGTATATGCTACTACTCCAGAAAGAGATATATCAAGAGAAATATGGAGTCGTATTGTAAATAATATGCCATATTTCTTAAAAACAAAAGGAACATCACGGGCAATTAAAGGTTTAATAAGTTGTTATGGTATTCCATCGAGTATTTTACGAGTTTTAGAATATGGTGGACCAAGATTACCAGGTCAACCTGCTGATTTTATGATAACAAGAAAATTTACCAAAGCTTTAAATTTCTTTGGAGCAACTAAGAATACTTATGTTCAAAATGATACTTGGGAAGCAGTTACATTGGGAGATGGAGCAACCAATAGAACTCCAGATACGGTAGAATTTAGGTTTAAGACTGTAACTGGTTCTGATCAAGTATTAGTAAGACGAGGTGATGATTGGGCAATTAGATTATTGGACAATGGTTCTTCGGATAGATTTGGTTATGTGTCTTTTATGTTAAGTGGAAGTAAAGGATATCAAGAAGTTTCATCATCTCAGTTACCTGTTTATGATGGAGAATTTTGGTCTGTAATGTTAACAAGAGCTTCAGCATCTGGAACTTATTTAACAAGTGATACTGTCAGTCAAGATGTTGTTTATAGTTTATATACTAAAAAATATGATGCAGGACGAAGTGGGATTATATATGAATCATCGAATTCATTAATTGTTTGTGGTTCATTAGGAGCAGTATCAGAATCTTATAATGCTTCTTATATAGGAAGTGCTGATACAATTACAATAGGTGGTCCAGAAAGTGATTATTTTGGAGAATCATTGAGTGGTTCTATGATGGAATATAGAAATTGGACAACACCACTTAATGAAACTTCATTTGATAATCATGTAGCCGCTCCAATAGCGTTTGATGGTAACTCACCATCTGCTTCTTGGTATGATTTAGTTACACGATATTCGTTTGATGATAATAAAGATTTAAGTGTGAGTGCAAATCAATGGTTTAGAGATGTAAGTGCAGATCAATCATTTACTTCATCTGCATCACCATATAATTATGACGCAGCCGGAGTAAGTACCACAAATCATTTTTCAACTGTAATTGATGAAATTAAAATGAAAGTTCCTAATTTGGGACCAAGTGGAAAATCGGCTAATAAAATAAGAATTGAATCTGATACATTGATAGATAGATTTGGTACACCGAAATTAAAATTTGGAGAAAGTATAGTAATACCAGCTTATGATAGAGCTCCAATAGATTCTAATAAACTTGGAGTTTATTTTTCACCGTCTGCAGTAATAGATGAAGATATTATAGCTTCAATGCCAAATCTTGATTTTGATCAATATATTGGAGAGCCATATGACCAATACGAAGAACAATATACGGGACTGGTAGAGGCTAGAAATTTATATTGGCAAAAATATGCAGGACCAAACAATTTTTGGGATTATTTAAGATTATTAAAATATTATGATCATTCATTGTTCACACAAATTAGAGATTTACTACCTGCCCGTGCAAATGCAAATGTTGGTATTCTTATTGAACCCACTATACTTGAACGAGATAAGATTGTTATTGGAAAGAAACCTACATTTGAACCCGAGCATTGGTTTGCAGATATAGACCTTAGTTATGTTTCTGAAAGTTCAGAATATTTCCTATATGAGAAAGAGATAAATTGGTCTAATGAATTTGGTATTAGTCCACATACACGAGAAACTGGTTCATATATGTCAGCATCTTCTTACTATATACAATTAGAATCAGATTTAAATTATAGTAATCCGTTTAAGATTAATTTCCACACACAAGAAAGTGGTTCATATTTATCAGCATCTTCTTATTATATGCCATTAGAATCAGATTTAAATTATAGTCATCCATTCAAGGTGAATTTTTACACACAAGAAAGTGGTTCTTATATTTCAGCATCTTCTGAATATACTCCATTAGAAATTCAAATGGGACATAGTGATCCATTTAGAGTGAATTGGTATACAAAACAAAGTGGTTCATTTATTTCAGCTTCTGCTATGTATGAAGATATTAAAATGGGATTAAATTTATATAATACATATGGGAATGATAGTATGACACAAGAAAGTGGTTCTATGACAAAAATAACAGCAGATTTTAGTTCATTGAATCCAAGATATAAATTATCAGAATTAGCATCAGAGACGGGATCATTTGTATTGAAACATATTTTAGAAAGACCATCAATATTTGGTATAGGTGATAGAGATGAAAGTGGTTGGCATGGACAAGATTATTATAATGCTACAATTCAGGCAGGAAGTCAAAAGTCTATACGTGAAGAAGTAGTAATGCCACGAGTGGAACAAAATGTATTGTCACGTTTTAATTATGAAACTGAATATTATTATCTATCTAATTTAAGTGCTTCTTTAGGAAAATATTCTTCATCTACTCTTGTATTATCTGATTTTGATAATAGATGGGATGAAGCACTTGGAACTGATAGACTTTTTTATAAGGGGTGTGTTCAAACTGATACATCAACGGTTTCTGATGTAAATAACAGATATGAAGATAGGACACCGGCAGTAGAGGTGATTATTACATCACCATCAAGATTGGTAACTACAGATTCACCAGAAACTCCATTGGATGTGACTATACCGTAAAATAAATAATAAATGTTAAAAAATAAAAAAAGATTATATTTATAAGAGAAGAATAACAAGTTTTAGTATTTTAATCTTATAAAAAATTCGAATTTATATTACTTAGGAGAAAAACAAATGGGATATTTAAATAATACAACGAGAGTATTGGACGCTATATTGACAAAGAAAGGTCGCGAAATTTTGTCAAGTGGTGGTTCTGGAGGATTAGGGTCTTTTGAAGTTACTAAATTTGCATTAGGTGATGATGAAATTGACTATCAACTTTGGGATACTACTCATACACAAGGATCTACATATTATGGTGCAGTACTTGATAATTTACCAGCACTTGAACCATTTAATGATCCATCCGAGATTATGAAATATAAACTCGTAACAAGGACAGAGAATACTGAAGCAATGGCTAGATTACGAGATAGACACCAAGAAGAAGAACCGCATTGGCAAGCAACACTTGCAAAAACTACTGCTAATACCGATTCAACTGGTTTAAATTGGTTTGCGAATAAGCAAGGTGGTGTTGATTCTAATCGAGTTCGGGTAAGGTTATTTACCGATGACAGACATGAAGGTCATCCCGCATCCGTTGGAAGAGGAAAGGCCTTTGGTGTACAGCATTTGGATAATAGTGATTATGGTGCAGTTGATTTTTTGGATTATGTAGAAGAGGGGTTTACTATAACAGTATTAGATTCAACTGTTGCGTTTTTAGCACCATCAGAACTAGATAGTGGAGGTGGACAGAACTCTCCCGATTATCGATATTATATTAAATCTGAAGATGAACCGAATCAACGATTATGGCACCCATTTGTGACTAGCGTTCAACACGTTTCACAGACTATACGAAATTGTCAAGTGGTTGATGGTACATTTCATAAACACGTTTATAATCCCGATAGTGGTTGGTCCAATGGTAATTGGAGAATTGGGGATAGAGAAGTATCAATATATCCAAAAAGGATTGCATCAAACAATTCTCCAGCAAAAACTAGCATACTTATTACAGGAGAAACGTCAGGAGCAACTTTTGAATATGATGTTACAGTGACATATAGTCCTAATGCTGGTTAAAATTTGTGGTTAATAATTATCTGTATAACATTTTTTGGAAATAAAACATGGGATTTATAAATAATACTTCATACATATTAAACGCAGTATTGACTAAAAAAGGCAGAGAATATCTTGCAAAAAGTGGTGGTGAATTTAGTATTACAAAATTTGCATTAGCTGATGATGAGATTGATTACACTTTATGGAATACAGCACATCCATATGGAACAAATTATTATGGTGCAGTATTAGAGGCTACTCCAATGATTGAACCAAATGTTGATCCGGAAGTGGTAATGAAGTATAAATTAATTTCGATGCCGATAGGAGTTAAAACATTACCTTTTATTACAACTTCGATACCATCAAGTGGGTTTGTGGGAGACTCGGCATTACAGATGAATTTTAATGATGAATCAGATACTCCTTGGATACCTTCAACCGTTTCAATAAACCCACTAACTGAGGGAGGAGATGGTACATTTGCTGAAGAACAGTATAGTTTTTTAGTATTAAATAAATTTGTGATTGATATTAGGCCGGGAATAGGGCTTTGGGATGAACTTTCATCTACTGCTGGTGTGAGTTATGGTGAAGAAAGTGGTAGAACGAGTAAGAAAGTAGTAAGTCGAAACGCAACAATTCAAACTCAAGTAGTTACAGCTACAGAGGTGTATAGAGAAACATCCATTATAATTACAGGCCAAAAGTCGGGGGCAATTTATGTAGTTCCCGTAAGAGTTGAATTTAAAAATTATGATATACCGTAATGAGGTAAAGTATGGGATTTATAAACAAAGATACTTTAACATTGGACGCGGTTCTTACTAACAAAGGTAGAGATTATTTAAGAAAGGCTGTTTTTGGTGAAAATCAAAATGGTGAACACGTTATTACGAAGTTTGCGTTAAGTGATGATGAAGTAGATTATGGATTGTGGGAAACCACACCGAGTGGTTCAAATTTTGTAAAACTATATGGGCAAGTAATTGATAATCAACCATTACTAGAACCAATGGTTACAGATAATGAAATTATGAAGTACTTTTTATTCAAAAATGATATAGTTACTGGTGGAGTACCAGAAACACCTTCATTTACTCCACCATTTACAAATTTTAGTATGTCTGATATTGGTTAAGAAAAGATATGGGATATTTAGATAAAACAAGTTTAACTGTAACAGCACATTTTACCAAAAGAGGTAGAGAAACTTTAGCAAACGCACTTTCAGGGGCTACTGATGATTCTTATGTGATTACACAATTTGCACTCGGTGATGATGAAGTAGATTATGGATTGTGGGATGAACTTCAACCAGCTGAATTACGAGGTAGAATTATAGAAAATATGCCATTACTTGAATCATATTTGAATCAATCGGAAATTATGAATTCATTTATAATAGATCCACCAGAAATTCCTTATGGATCTATGATTTCAGATGTTCCGAGTTCCATTTTTTTGGAAGGTCGAAATGATATTGTTGATATAATACCTAAAACAGATAATTTTAGTTGGGTAGATGAAGATGGTGAAACACAATTTACAGAACAATATGAATTTTTTCTTGAACGTGATAATTTGTTTGAAATGTTTGATCCATTTGTATTACCATTAACAAATTTTAATATGGCGGTTGCTATATTAGATCCACCAGTTACAAATTTTATTATGAGTGATGAATCTCCACCAGTTGGAGATCCACCAGAAACTAATTTTACTATGGGAACATTATAAAGGAGTATAATTATGATAAATAATTTTTTTAAAAATAAAAGTATTAATAAATTGAGATATATTGTTAGGTGGGGTGGATATGATAACACTATAATACCCAAAATGATAGTGCAACAGGATGATATGACCGAGAATGGTAATGATTATATACCACCTAATGGTGGAGGATTTACATCAACAGGACAGACAGTTACAGGTATAGTTCCATTAACGGTAAATTTTAGTAATACATCAACAGGAGATAATTTAAGTTGGCTGTGGAATTTTGGAGATGGAGGAACATCGACACAACAAAGCCCAACATATACATATCAGGCAATTGGAAATTATACAGTATTATTAACTACTACAAATAATTATGGAAGTGATACTAAAACTGGAATAGTTACTGTTCAGGGTTATACCAGTGATCCCCCACCAGACCTTCCAGAACCACCAGAAGGACCACCAGACTATAGTGATCAGAACCCTAATTTATAAAGGAATTAAATAATATGTCATCTTTAGGAACAACTCAAATTCCCAGTGATGGGGTTGGACAAGAATTAACTGTATCTGGATACGGAGTTCGTTTAAAGGCAAAAAGTTTAACAACTACAAGATCCACTACTTTGAAGATAACAGGGAAAATAAGTGGGGCAGTATATTATGTTGATGTTACTGTTACTCCAGGAGAACCACCTATTTTTCATTCACCAGCATCTGGTATTCCACCAAGTACCGGTCCATAGTTTTAATAGATGAGGTAAATAGAAGTAGAAATTTAATGAATTTAGGTAAAAAAAATAATTAATATATTTATATATAACAAGGAGAAATAAGATGCCAGAAAGTGATTTTTATACACCAATTTTAGATGAAGATAAAAGGACTAATATACTTAGTACTATATCGTCGCCGGTATGGTCTGGTGGAACAGCAACATTAACTGCTATGTATACCAGTTCTGTACAAAGTGCAAGTAGTGGTCATTATTATTATGATGTCTATGATAAAGCAGAAAATGATTCAACACGGGAAGTACAATTCGCAATAGCATACGGCCATATTAATGGCAGTGGTTCATTTTCTACATCTGTTGGAAATAACCCAACTAAGGCAATATATCGTCAGTTTAGAAACGTATGTTTAAGAAACCCACATAGTGACAGTAGATTTAATTTTAATGCTGATGGTGCTGGAGAAACTTATTATGCTTATGATATTTTCGCTATAAACGTAAATAGAGCACGATACAGAGAAAAATTAGATCCAGGCAATTGGGAATTACGATTGAAAAAATATTCAAGCGTGAGTTCACGGTATGAAACCCTAAAGCTAATTGATGATAGTGGAGCAACCGCGGATTCATCAATAAAGGGATCTCAACGAGTATTTAATGTGATAAGTGGTTCAGTTGAAAATGGGACATATTCAGAACATATATCAGCTGTTTCTGAGTCAAATGCCACTGCGGCACACGGATCACTTGGATATTTTTATCCAGAACTTGGTATTATTGTATTAAATGCATATGCGTTAAACCAAGGCCCACTTGGGGTTACGTTGACAAGAACTTCAGATAAAAACGATGATACTGCAGCAGAGTTAGTTGGAGCAGTAACATCTTCTCAGTATTTTCAAGCTCGTAGAGAAGAACAAATCAAATCATCTCATTATTTTTGTAGAGTAAGATCTGATAACTATAACTATAGTCAAAACCCAACGTACTTTACGGGTTCAAATGCTGAATTAACAAATCCAACTTTTGTTCAGGATCCAAAAGCATACATAACTACGGTTGGACTCTATAATGATAATAATGAATTGTTAGCAGTGGCTAAGTTAAGTCAGCCTCTGTTAAAGTCGAGAGATAGAGAAGCTGTAATTAAAGTTAGATTAGACTTTTAATAAAGGAGGAAAATAATGAACGATTTTCCTATAGATAAGGATAATGTCGGGTTAAAATATACTGTTAAATGGGGCGGACGTGATAATACTGTAATACCTAAAATGATTGCACATGAGGAGCAGAATGGATCTTCCAATGAGGGAAGTTTTACTCCAACTGAACCCATTGCTAGTTTTTATGGTACAATCGGTAGTTCTGATAAGATTACGAATATATCTACTATTATAGCTGAACCTATGTGGTCAGATGCTGTAGCAACTTTGCAACAATTTTTTACTGGATCTATTCAAGGATCTAATACAGGAAAATATTATTATGATGTTCATAAGACGGATGATCAAAATACAGATGTTCAGTTTGCAGTAACATATGGTCATAGACTTGGTTCTGGTTCAGAAAGTGGAGTGTCTGCTGGAACAACAAATCCAACCAAGGCCGTTTATTCTCAATTAAGACAAGTTATATTACCAGCAGAAACTACTCGGTTTAATTTTCATGGAGATTCTGGGGTAGATTATTATAGTGATGATATCTTTGCCATTGTTGCTAACCGTGCACGATATAGAGAAAAAATGGATCCTGGAAATTGGGAATTACATTTACAAAGTGGTAGTGGTGCTAATAGTGATACTATTAGATTAATTGATGATAGTGGAGCAACTGCAGAAGCAACTATTGGAGCTGCAAAAAGAGAATTTAATGTAGTTAGTGGTTCAATAGCAGATGGAGTATATACTACTGCGTCAGCATCAGCCGCCGCCTCAAATTCAGGTTCATATGGTTTATTTTATCCAGAAATGGGTATGATTGTTTTAAATCCAAATTCATTAGCATCTGGATCAGGTAAAGTAGCAGCATCTAAGTATATTGAACCACTTGTAAAAAGTACTTCTACTAATGATTATAATCATAGAAAATTATTTACTTCTATAAAAAGTGGATCATATTTTGCAGCACGAAGAGAAGAAAGAAAACGAAGTTCAACATTTTTTTGTAGGATACCACATCACAAATTTAATTATAGTCAAAATCCATCATTCTTTACTGGAGATAATGCACAATTATTTCACCGTTCTTTTATTCTTGAACCTGTTACTTATATTACAACAGTAGGGTTATACAATGATAATAATGAATTATTAGCAGTTGCAAAATTATCTCAACCATTCAAAAAAGATCCAAATACTGAAGCACTTATCAAAGTAAAACTTGATTTTTAAAGGAGACTGTTATGTTTAAAGATATATCTACTGAAGATAGATCAATACAGAAGTTTAAAACTTACAAACAGTTCACTTTTAATAATACGGATACTGGAAGTGGTGTTTTTGGTCTTGAAGGTATAAGTGGAAGTTTTCATAATTTTTTAACAAGTTCAGCAGCATCTCAAAGTTTTGGAGTTTATAATGCATCTTCTGAAAGTTTCGGTAAACCTTGGCACACTTGGTATAGTGCTGGAACTTTTTTTAAACTTCCTTTATATTATCAAATAAGAAATTGTTATTATCAATATGATCAAGTTCCAAATCCAAAATCTGTTACTACAAGATACCCCTTGTATACTGCTGGAAATTGGACTAGAAAGTGGCCACATGGTAGGGAAAACTGGGGTTCGATTAATCCACGAGAATTACATGATACAGTAAATGTTATATCAATTCCACAAAAATATTTTGGTGAAGAAATAAAACCATATTCTGTTAAAATACTTGATGATAGCACCGATGTAACTATAGATTTAAGAGATGATGGATATGGACAATTATATGATTATGCGTATTCTTCAAGTTTTGCAGCAGGGACTCCTGATAGTGATAAAAGTGGAAGTTGTGTAGGAAATATATTTTATGAACACGGTATAGTTACGATTACGGATACAGGTTCTTATACTGATGTTGGTCTTGGAACGGGAACAGATGGTTGGTCTATAAGATATAAGGCAACAAAAACTTCATATGAATATCAATATATTTGTAGTGTAGGTGAATACCAATTTACTGGTACTACAAATCCAAGTGCAGTTGTAGGTAGAAGTGGTAGTATTTATATTCCACAAGGAGCTCAATATATTAACGGCCCTTCAGCTGAGGATCCACCAAAATATGAAGCAACTATAGATTTAATATTACCACCAGCAAGTAGTTCTTATAAAATGTCATACAGTCCAGGTTTTCGATATCAAAATTTCACAACAGGTTCAGAATTTGGAACTTATGTTACAAATATAGGTTTGTATAATGATAACAATGAATTAATGGCCATCGCAAAACTATCCAATCCAATTAAAAATGATAGAGATTTAGCATTGTCATTTTTAGTTCGTTTTGATTCATAATTCATAGTATATATTATATTTATAATAGAACAAGAGTCTAATTAAATGGAGAGATAATAATGGATGGCCAAGCGCAAAGTCTTATTGAACAAATGATAGGACACTATGGTTGGGTAGCTGTTACACTTGCATTGGGTTTCTTTTTTAAGGAATCCATAATGAATATAATACAAGGGATGCAAATTTTTATGGGTAGTGATTTTAATAATGATGACATTATCTATATTAGTGGACGAGAAGCCAGAATAGTAAGAGTTGGAATGACTAAAACTGTATTTTATATGAAAGATAGAGGTACTAAAATGGTAGTACCTAACGAAAAGCTAAAAAACTTAACATTAGAAAAAAGGTTACAACTGGGAGTTAAACCGAGCGTAAATAAATTACGTAGAAAGTCGGATGGTTATTTGTCCAAATCTACTGATGATACTAAAAATCAACAAGGACTACATGCAGTCGAGAAAGAGATTTCTGTGAAAGACTAATATTTATAGTTGTAGAAATATAATATTTTTGGAGAAATATGATGAAAAAATTACTTATTTTGTTGCTATTATCAACAACATTATATAGTCAAGATTTTATAGTAAACTTTTTTAAGTATTCAACTGCCTATGCAGGATTTAATTTAACATCACCAGTATATCAAGGTGATAGATAT